TAGAATATACACAGGTCTTGAGGACGCAGCATTTATCACTACAGGCTCACTAGCACGTGATGCAAGTACATCAAGCACGCCAAACTACGAAAACTTTAGAGATCGTTACAGCCACGCCAAAACACCGTTTGTTGTTTCACAAGATTTCGGCGGCACAAAATACGATCTTTTTAGAATTCACGCGCTGGGCGACGGTGCATACACAAACACGCGTTTTGTGTTTGGAATTCAAAATATTGTGCCTGGTGTCGATAGCAGCACATACGGCACATTTGATTTAGTGTTGTACAGCTATCCTGTTGGTCAAGTTTTCAATCTCACACCCATGCCGGGCGTAGATTTTTCTGGCCTGACACTCGATCCTGACTCGCCCAATTATATCGCCGCAAGAATCGGCGACCAGAACACGTATTTTGACTTTGACAAGGGCATTACATCACAGAAAATAGTCACAGACGGTGACTATCCAGTAATAAATCCCTACATCCGCGTTGAGATGTCAGACATATTCCTCGCGGGTGAGGTGCCTATTTCATCTCTGCCTATCGGGCACAGAGGCTACGGCCACTTGGTGACATCAGGCAGCCAGCTGCTAACAAATCTAACGGATGCAGCTAGCTTTGCATCAGGTCAGAATGATGTCCTGAAGAGAGTTACTGAGCCGCCCGTTCCATACCGTAGGAATATTTCAAATGGCGGTGTTGTTGACACATCACTTTACTGGGGCATCCAGTTTACAGATGTCCCCAGCATATCTGACTTTAATTCCACAACATCGAAACTTTCTTACATAGACAGCCATACAAAATTCTTCCCATCTTTTGCACCCGCAAGCATGAATTTCTTTGTGGAGAACAATCCTGGTGTAGCAACTGTAGACGGCAATGTGAAAGACGTTGACCTCTTCAACAATAACTTCTTCTCGCTTGAAAGAATTAAAGTTGTCACAGGCTCATCAGCAATCAGCAATAGAGCTGATAGCACTCAGTGGGCTAACGCATCATATGTTAGAAATGGAAATATTTCTGTTGATGACACAGCAAAGACACGTGCTTTCCAGGTGAACGATCTTAAAGAGACTGGCAATCGTCAATTTGTAGCATTCTTGTTCACGGCACAGGGCGGTTTTGACGGTGTCAATAGCTTCAATAACGATAAATCAATTCTATCGAATGATGCATTCAAGAGAGAGATTGATGATGCAGTAAGCCAGGGCGGCACGTCGGGCCCAACAGTTGCTGCATATCGTAAAGCAATCGACATAATAGGCAGCAAAGATGACGCCGATATCATACTGTTGACAATTCCCGGCATTAGAAATAGTGCAGTGACAGATTATGCTATCAGCGCTATTGAGAATCGATTTGACTCGCTCTACTTGATGGACATTGAAGAAAGAGACAGCTACAATGTCGTGCTAACGGGCTCATACGACGGCTCGCAAGTAAGCATCTCAAACACAATCAACTCGTTTAGCAATCGGGGCTTGAATACGTCATTTGCAGCTGCTTACTTCCCTGACATTAATATTCCATTCGATGGGTCGACAACACGTGTCCCACCCAGCGTCGGGGTCTTGGGTGCATTTGCGTTTAATGATCGTGTTTCTTATCCCTGGTTCGCGCCTGCTGGTGCTAACCGCGGTGTGATCACAACAGTGGGCACAGCAGCGACACAGATCAAGCAGGGGACACTTGCTGATTCAATCTATGTCGCGCATATCAATCCAATTCTTGACATCACGTCAAATTCTGATCGCAAGCTAGTGATTTATGGACAACGCACGCTGCTAGCAAAGGCATCATCGCTTGATAGAGTCAACGTGCGTCGTCTTCTCATCTACCTTCGTAGACAGATTAGGTCTGTTGCAAATCAGATCATCTTTGAACCCAACACAGCAGCAACACTTGAACGCTTCAATGGTCTTGTCAACCCTATCCTTGCGTCAATTCGCGCAAAGGGCGGACTTGATCGCTACAAGGTTGTAATCGACTCGACAACAACCACACAAGCAGACATCGAGAACAACACCATTCGCGGCAAGATCTTCATTCAACCCACACGCTCAATTGAGTTTATTGCTCTAAGCTTTGAACTTACAAATGCGGGTGTAACGCTTACTTGATAGATAGTTAGAAATAGGAGAAAATTCATCATGGCAGAGACACTTTCAGTCTCAGATATGCTTCCTAATAAGTTTGAGCCAAAGCGTGCCCATCGCTGGATCTTTGCGCTCGAAGGTATTGATTCATATCTCGTATCAAAGGCAGCCCGCCCATCAGTTTCAAACACTGACAAGCCGATTCCTTGGATTAATAGCACGCGCTACATCGCAGGAAAGTTCACTTTCGGCGAACTTGCAATTGAGTTGCATGATCCGATCGCGCCATCAGGCGCACAACAGGTCATGGAGTGGATTCGCACACACCAGGAGATGGTAAGCGGTCGCGCCGGTTATGCTGACTTCTATAAGCGAGATTGCCAGCTTAAGATGCTCGATCCTGTTGGAACAGTTGTGGAACTTTGGGACTACAAAGGTGCTTTTATCAAATCAGCGACGTATAACGGCGTTGATTACGGCGGCGACGACGTCATGAAGATCGCGCTCTCATTAAGATTTGATAACTGTGTGTTACAATTTTGACATAATTATTCGACAAATCATCTTGTCGAATTGACAAGTCATCGGGTTCATGGTATATTTACTACTATGGATCTGATTTCTTTTAAATGTCCTTCCTGCGACGACTACATAGCTAATAATCTCAACTCTCTGAGAATTCATTGCCAGAGACAGCATAGATTAACAACGCGCAGCCTCTATGCAAGCTTATTTCTCTCTGACGGGAGAGAACCTAATTGCGCATGCGGCTGTGGAGACACAACGAAGTTCATCTCACTCCAGAAGGGTTTTGCCAAGTACATCCTTGGGCACTCCTCACGTGTTAAGAACAACTGGGGTAATAATAAGCAGGCACTCGAGAAGAGCATCGAAACACGTCGTAGAGAAGAGCGGTGGTCGCGTGATCCGTGGAACCGTGGAAAGACGAAAGAAGATGATAAACGCCTCGAAGAAATGGGAAAGACTATGAGCCTAAGACATGGAGAAAGATACTCGAAGATAATGTCTGAAAATAGATTGAGCGGGGCTATTCCAAGTTTGACTGGTTCTTCACGTCCGCAATGGAAAGGCGGTACATCTAGCATCGGTGCGCTCTGTAATAGTAGCACACGTCTCTATAAGCTCTGGAAATTTCCAGCTTTACAACGAGCAGAATTTAAATGCGAACGATGCGGATCATCAGATAATCTTCATGTCCACCACAGCAAGATACGGATGGCTGAGATTATACATTCATGTTCTCCAGGGGTGACCGAGCTCAGCTGGGAAGTGCAGACAGCGTGGGTTGAGAGGGTAATTGACTGGCACATTGAGAAATCTCCAGCTGCAGAGGTTCTCTGCCAGCGATGTCACGCTAATGAGCACCCGTCACTTAATTTTACTATTTCAAAACTTGATCATGATTAACATCTAAGCTAGTAAATGCTATTCTACAAGATGATGAAATATCTGTACATTTTTCATGTATACGGTACTTGTAGTGACGCACCATCGCGTTTTACATTATGATATTTGATCTATACATTTAGGCAGGAGTTTATACTTTGGCACGAAAGAACGAGATCTTCTCAAACACACAAAAAGCATCTGCAGCTTCACCGATTGAAGGCGTTGCACGCCAGGATCCAATGAAAGAATTTGGATGGGAAGTGCCGTATGAACTAGCACCGCTCCCATCCCGCGGTGCTGTTTACGGAAAAAATTCTGCATTGCATAAGAAAGATTCTGTAAGCATTAAAGCAATGACTGCAAAAGAAGAAGATATTCTTTTGTCAAGAGCCTATTCTAAATCGGGCACCACAGTCACAGAACTGCTTAAGTCATGCATTGCAGAGCATGACGTTGATCCGGGTTATCTCCTGTCCGGTGATCGTCAATCCATCATTGTTGCCATTAGAATCACAGGCTACGGCTCAGCTTATAATGCTGACGTCGTCTGTCCAGCATGTGTCAGCAGAGTGAAGCAAGACTTTGATCTGTCAGCGCTTGAAATTAAGCCGCTTGATATCACACCAAAGCATGAAGGTGCTAATGAATTTGATTTCACGCTACCTGTTTCAAAGAAGCGAGTCACATTTAAGTTCTTGACCGGTCGGGATGAAGAAGAGATAAACGTCATTAGCGAGCGCCGAAAGAAGCTATTCGGTGAGACCGCCGAGAATCCTGTGACAACCCGACTGTCACACCAGATCATCACGATCGAGGGTGTCGAGGACAAGAACAAGATTACGACATTTGTCAATAACATGCCTGCAGGTGATAGTCGCGCCCTTCGTCTCTACATTGAGAAGCACGAGCCCGGTTTAAACATGAATGTCATGATGACTTGCTCAAGCTGCAATGCAGAAAGTGAGGTGGCCCTACCCATTGGGCCGGCCTTTTTTTGGCCTCGGGCCTGAGCACAGAGAGCTAATTCTCGAGGAAGCATTTGTGTTATCACAACGCATGAACATGTCATATGATGTGTTCGTGAAGATGCCTGTTCTTTATCGTCGCTGGTTCATAAAGCGTCTTATCAAGCAGAGCAATCCTGCGCCCGATAGCGCAATGGATGACATGAATACACCGATTACGAAATCTATGCGGCTTAATACTTAGTAACAAGAGTGTGAAACATGGCAGATCCGGCTGTTGAAGCTGCGAGTACAAGACTCAACATAGAGCAAGCAATTGCTGCAATTATGCAGCAAGAATCACTGATACTCATAGAGCAAGCTAAGATTAGGGCTGGAGGCGACGTCGGCGCGTCGACGACCGCGATCGGCAACTACATGACCCAGATCGGGAAACTAAAGGCCGAGTCTGGCGCCACAGCCGGCGCGACTCGCGAGCTCGACCGCGCAATTGCTGATGCTAGTAGAACATCAACATCAGCGACAACATCAGCCGGCGGTTTAGGTGATGCATTTACATTGGTAGGTAACAAGTCGCTCATCGCTGTTGATGCGCTCCTGAAGCTAAGTCAGCAGCAAGCTAAGATCTCTGCTGATCGATATGATTTTATCACATCAATATCAGAAGCGGTCGGTGGTTCATCACGTTTTTACGTGCAAATAGCGCGAGATGTCAAGTCATTTGACACTGAGATGGCATCATACGATAAAAATAGCAAGGCGCGCCTTGACAGCATTAGGGAATACTATGAAGAGCTAGGTGTGCAAAGCGGTGATTACAGGGAAGCATTAACAGATCAGCAGCTAGGTTTTATCAGCGATATGAGCGCCGGCACAGAAGTTTTTGCTAAAGCGCAATATGCAGCAAGAAGCTTCTTTGGTCTTGCAACGGGCTTTAGAAAAGAGTCTGAAGCCGCCGGCGCGAAAATCGTGCCAGATGACTTTTTTAGAATTCAAGGTGTCCCGATTGACATCGTCTTTGGCAGCGCTGAAGCTGCGATGCGGCCGCTGACTGAGCTGCTTAGCGATGAAACACTGTCTAAGCCGTTCGCATCGAGGATGCGCGATAAGGAAAGCACAAACGCTGTCATCGAAGACACTGTTAGAATGAGCACAGCGATCAAAGCATTCGGTATGAACGAGACAGAAGCAACTGAGCTCGTTAGACTGAACTACATCAATACAGGTGAAGCAGGCACAGATTATTTTAATTCTGTGACCAAGGCAGCCATGACGGGCGAGTTAGCATTCGGCTACACCTCGCAGCAGATCGTGCAAGACATCACTAAAATGTCAAGCAATTTTGAGGTA